TTTGTTTAGTGAAATGTGTGTTGCTGTTTCTTCTTCAAGTTTCGCAATCATTTCTTCGCCACTGCTTAGTTTGATACTTACTACGTCCCCTACTTTATAAGGTGCTTCAATAATCATAATGTATATCCTGTTCCGTTAAAATTAGTTGTTTCAATGTATGTTGTCAATTGATCATACCCGCCAATGTTTGTTCCATTAATAAACACTTGTGGGAAGGTTCGAGCCGTTGGAGCAACTTCCATTAAATCTTCTCTTGTAAAATCTTTATCAAGCATCTTTGCTTCAAACTCGATATTCATTCTTTCAAGTAATGCCTTGGCCTTATCGCAATAAGGACAATGTGGCTTACTGTATATTACTACATTTGTCATAAACTAAATCCTTTAAATGTATCTTCAGATACGTCTTGTTTAACACCACCAACAACATAACTACTAATCTCTGTTTCTTGTGGAGCAACTTGCACTTCTGCACCGCTGATCCATTTTTGTGTCCATGGTAGTGGGTTTGCTTGTGATACAGTGTATGGTGACTTCAGCCCAACTGCTGTCATACGCTTTGATGCAATCCATTCAATGTAGTCACTTAATAGCTGTGTGTTTAATCCGATCATTGATCCATCTTTGAACAAGTATTCAGCCCATGCTTTTTCTTGGTCTACTGCATCAACAAACATTTGGATACAATCAGCTTCTGTTTCTTTTGCAATCTTAATATAGTCTGGATCATCCTTTGGTAGAACCTTCAATAAAGATTGTGTAAATGCTAAGTGCAAGTTTTCATCACGTGCAATTAGCTTAATAATCTTAGCATTGCCTTCCATCTTTTTAAGTTCTGCAAATGCCCAAGAGCATGCGAAACTTACATAAAAACGAACGCCTTCTAAGATGTTAACACTCATTAGTGTTTTGTATAGTAGCTTCTTCATTTCATACAAGTCTACTTCAACTGTTTTACCATTTACTTTGTGCTTACCAACACCTAGCAAATTATAATAAGAAGATAAATCAATAAGCTGATCATAACATTCTGAAATGTCTCCAGCACAATCCATGATTTCTTCAACGTCCATCATTCCATCAAATACAATGCTTGGATTAGAATAGATATTACGAATAATATGTGTATAACTACGACTGTGAATTGTTTCACTAAATGTCCAAGTTTGAATCCATGCTTCTAGTTCTGGTAAACATGCTAGTGGTCCAAATGCTTCACTTGGCGCACGACCTTGTACACTGTCCAACAATATTTGTCTTTTAAGATTACTTGTAAAGATGTGTTGTTCGTGATCTGTTAATAGTTTAAAGTCGTTTGAATCTTTAGTAACGTCAACTTCTTCTGGGCGCCAAAAGAAACCCAACTGCTTATCGGTTAGCTTATCAAACTGCTTATACTTCATGGTGTCGTAGCGTTGAATAGCTACTGCGCCAGCAGAATCTAAAAAAGCTAATGCCTTAGTGTGATCTGTTCTATTGTCTGAATTAAATACTGAGCTCATTTATATTACCTTTTATATTTTGCAGCTGTCACAGTCTTCATCGTCTATGAGTCCTGGTGCTAATTGTTCTTCGTTTAGTTTGTTGACATCAAGTTCGCCTTGACCATCGAATGTATTAAAGTAATACAATTGTTTCCCGCCGTATTTGTAAAACATCAACAGGTGTTGAATCATTACTGACATTGGTATTTTTTCATCTTCGTGAAACTGTGGATTATAACTTGTATTAACACTGATGCCTTGATCAATGTATTTTTGCAATACTGCCATAATTTTTAAATAGCCTTCTGGTGACTTTTGCTCCCATAGTAAATCATACTTGTTTTGTAAACGTCTAAATTCTGGTACTACTTGTTTCAATACACCGTGCTTTGATTGTTTAATACTAACAAGACTACGTGGTGGTTCAATTCCATTTGTGCTATTGCTAATTTGCGCTGATGTTTCAGCAGGCATAAGTGCCATTAGTGTCGAATTACGGATACCTGTTTCTTTCAACTGTTTACGCAATCCTTTCCAATCTTGGCGTTCTTTATGTTTTACCAATTCATCAAGATCTTTTTTGTATGTTTGGTTAGGTGTAATACCTTGACCATACTTGGTTTCTTCGTTGCCACTAATTGTGCCTTTTTCTAAGGCCAAATCTGCACTTGCTTTAATAAGATTATAACTCCATGCTTCTGCCCATTCATCTACTAATTCTAATCCTGTTGCATCAATATCTTGATAGTTTAAATCATTCTTAGCCAGCCAGTATGCGAAGTTAACAATACCAACGCCAAGTGGACGTCTATGCATTGTGCTACGTTCTGCAGCCTTAACAGGATAGTTTTGGTAATCAAGTAATTCATCTAATGCCCTCACTGCCAATCTACAAACACGTTCAAAATCACGTGTGGTTCTAATATTACCCCAATTAATTGCGGCAAGTGTACATAGGCTAATTTCACCATCTTCGTCCTCAAAGCTGTTTAATGGCTTTGTTGGTAAGTCAATTTCTTGGCATAAATTTGACTGGTGAATAGGTGCTATTTTTTCATCAAATGCACCGTGTGTATTTGCATGGTCTACATTTTGTAAATATACACGCCCTGTATTCTTACGTTCTTCCATAAAGCTACTAATTAAATCAATTGCTGATACAGACTTTTTACGTATGTGTGTGTTGCGTTCTGCTGTTTCATATAAACGTTTAAATTCATCTTGGTCATTAAAAAACGCTTCGTATAATCCAGGTACGTCTGCTGGTGAGAATAGTGTAATGTTTCCGCCTGTAAGCAAACGTTCATACATAAGTTTATTGAACTGTACACTGTAATCTAAGTGGCGTACTCTATTATCTTCTGTACCTTTATTGTTTTTTAGCACTAACAAATCTTCTACTTCTAAATGCCAAATTGGATAATGTAATGTTGCTGCTCCACCACGTACACCACCTTGGCTACATGATTTAACTGCACTTTGAAACATTTTGTAAAACGGAATAACTCCTGTATGACTTGCATCGCCATTGCGAATAGGTGAGTTAATAGCACGTATGCTACCTGCACCAATACCAATGCCTGCTTTTTGGCTGACGTATTTTACTATAGCACTAGAAGTAGCATTAATACTATCAAGACTGTCGTCGGTTTCAATAAGAACGCAACTACTGAATTGACGTTGCGGTGTACGAAGTCCGGCCATGATAGGAGTAGGTAAACTAATATCGAAATTACTAATAGCGTCATAAAAATCCTTTACATATTTTAATCTTATTTTTGGTGAGTAATTAGCAAACAAGGTAGCTGAAATCATCATGTATGCTATTTGCGGTGTTTCGTATATTGCACCTGTTACTCTATTTTGTACTAGATATTTTCCTCGAAACTGTTCCATTCCAGCAAATGCAATATTTTCATCACGATCATGTTTAATATAACTATCCATTTGAAAAATTTCTTCTGGACTATAAACGGCGAAAAAACTCTTGTCGTAATAACCTAGCTCCACATTACGTTTAGCTATTTCATTAAGACTACATGGTTCAAATTGTCCATACACCTCTTTACGTAAGTGATAATTGATTAAACGCCCTGCTACCCATTGGTAGTTAGGTGTTTCTTCACTAATAAGATCTGCGGCTGCTTTGATTAATGTTTCTTGAACTTTTGCTGTTTCAATGCCATTGTAAAATGATATATGGCTTCTAATTTCTACTTCACTTGGACTTACACCTGTTATTCCTTCACATGCATAAAAAACTACCTTGTGCATTTTTTCTAGATCAAGTTCCTCTTTAGTTTGATCCCTTTTAATTACTGTTATATTTGTCATTTATCATCCGTTTCTTTAGTTAGTTGTAAGTTATTTACAATAACACTTCGCATGTAAAGTATCACGTTAACTCACTAACTTGCGTTTTTTCTAGTACAGTAGTGTTAGAATCTAAATCATTTACACTTTCTACTTTACCATAATTATAGTTTAAAATGTGTGTTTTGTCGACCAAAACTATTAAAGAAATATAACTTTCTTTTGAGTTTTGTATCAGCAAAATCTCACATTCTGCATAACCTTCTAACTGCAATGTATATGCAATTCCTAAGGCTACATTATTCTCATCATAGACACCTTCCCAAATAAAATCCCAGGGTTGGGCCCATGTACTAGCATCATAAATGTCTGTGTGCATACTAGACATTGGTGCCATTTTCCAAAAGTCTACAACCGATTGTAGTCTTTCCAGATATTCCATATCTGCTAAACTTTTACGAAATTGCCTCCACAAATTCAAACGTTGCTTAGGCGAACTCTGCCAAAATTCGTTCATTGTATTACCTTACGAATTTTGTGTAGATGTTTGTGTGTAGTCGAAATTTAATTCAGTTGTAATCGATGTTTTAAAATTTAACTTAAATATAGTACCACTATTTGTTAATGAAAATTCAACATCACTTAGTTCGCTGTCGCCAAAATACTTATCTTCAATATTACTTTTTGTAGTTCCATCTACAAGTATATTTAATGTGCCTTTACGCATTTTACCTGCTACATTAAACAATGTATAGTTCATAACAATAGTATTTTTAAAACTGCTGTTAAATTCTATACCAGGTATTTCTTCGACTGCATTGCCACTGTTAGTAAATGCTGTTGAATGCAACTTAGTACCAGTTTCAGCAGTAAAAGATGTTACTTCTTTATTATAATATATTGTAAAGGAGTCAAGTGGCTTAGGTGGTCTTCCAAGTCCGTGAGCGAACTCAAGTTCATCATCATTAATCTTAACATCAATTCCTGGAATGACGTGTGGATCCGATGTAGGATTATCGGTATCATAAACAGATATAGAAAATTCACTTATTCCATCTAAATCTAATGGTACAACAGAACTTGATTTTTTAATTTCAAACTTGACTGTTGCATTAGTATTATCTGTGCCAGCAGCATCGCCATATACTACGAGTGGCTTTTGTCCAAGGAATAGTCGTTGCTCATCTTCAGCAAGCATAAATTCGCCTGATGATAATACAGGCAACTCAGACAGGTTGTCTTTTTTGATTATAATCTTTGATATTTTTTCAGGTGTTGGCATTTGATATTCCTCGTTTTCTATATACTGTATTTATGAAGACATGCCATAAAACTTCTCTAATCTTTTGGCCCATTGTGTTGCCCAATAAGGAAATTCATCTTCTTCTGATTCAAACAACTGCCATTCGCAATCTCCACTGCACATAAAAATAGCAATATTCTTAATATCTGTTCCAAACATTTCGTTGTGTGCTAATCCATATGCAGCACCCTGTAGGAAATAATCATCAATCCATTCACGCTTTTTAGGTTTGTTGGTTTGTTTAAAGTCCATAATAGTTGGCTTGCCTTTATACATGCCAACTAAATCTGTTGTTCCTGCGTATAAATTAGCGGCACATAAATTTACTTCTGTACCCCATATTTCGTTTACATCATCTTCAATATTGTCAATAACAACTTGTGCCATATCTTTGGCTTGCCTATGAACAATATTATTTCCAGGATTATATGTTTCGTATTCTCCTAATGCCCAATGTTCTAATATATTGTGCATAACTGTTCCGCGGTTTGCGGCAGTCGTAGTAATACGCTGTGCTTCTTCTGTTCCAACACGTTTGCGCCAGTTAGCTAATGCTTGTCGCTTTTCTGCTGGTTGTGTAGCACTTAAAATTGTTGTGACGCTTGGAACTGGATCGCCATATGGATTTTCGTATAGACGCTTTCCGTCTACACTTTGACGCTTTAGTTCTTTATAGTCGTAGAGTTTAATTAATTCAGCCATGCTTATATATTACACTAAAAATGTTTTATTGTCAATCGTTTGTTAGTAAAAAGCTATCTGGAGTTTCTGACCAATGTAAAACTTTTTCAAAGTTGTAACCACTTGCATGATAGTTAGCAAATAACCAACTCCAGTGTTCCATTTTAATTTCTAAACAAGTTGATTGTGTTTTGTGTTGTATGTATCTCATAACTTTTATCTTATCTAAGAATAGTACAGCATGTCTAAATAGTTCTGCTATAATGTAAAATGCTGTATGTTCTTGTCCTTGTAATGCATCATCCCAATCAATTAACACAGTCTTGTCTTTATATAGCATAATGTTATCTTCTTTTAAATCAACATTACATAATGGAAATACCTTTAAATTTGTATCTATCCAAATATCCATTAATGAGTAAACATCTTCTTCAATATCATGATTATAGTTTGCATTATCTAACTTGTGCATATCCATGTAAATAAAGTCGTAATCAACACGAACGTTTTTAAAATATCTAAAGCCTAATGCTTTGTTAATTATATCAGCATTTTTTCTTATTTCTTCTGTTGTAAATTTAACAGAAGTTCCATTTGGAATAATTTTGTGAATATAATTATCACAATCATATACCCACCTTGGCAATGTAGAGTTGTTGGATTTAATAGATTTACTTTGATGTAAGATTAACTTCATTGAGTATCTAACGCTTTTTTAACTTTTGGGTTTGCTAATATATACTCATTGAGTAGTCTTGTGTTACCATGTAAATTGAGATGATGGTCTGTGCTACTTACTGTTAATCCTAGGTGTTCAATTTTCACAGAAGGATCATTTTTAGTAAAAAAGCCCTCTACATCTATATCCCATGTCGTGGAGGAACGAGTTGGTGTTGTATGCCCATGTTCTTTGTCTACAGGCTCATGAGTATGTTTAGACCAATCAACTAAAAATAAATTCTCAAAATTATATAAATTGTGTACATTTGCGTACCATTGTAATTCCCAAGTTAAACGAAATTGGTTATTATTATGTTGTACTCTCCAGAATTCTTCATTTGACTTAAAGTAATTTTCTATTTTAGCATGAATCTTATTATGCCTATTATCTGCTGGTCCAGGATGATAATTAGGTCCACTGCTTACACTACCCCATACAAAAGTAAAAGTAGGCATCCATTCTGACCAGTTATCTCCAATAAAACTTTTTTTGTAATATCGAAATTCGTGCCCTTCTACATCAAGTTCAAGTTGCCAACGTCCCATATATGTTCTATTTAGAAACACAATATCTGCACCCCAGATTTTGGCATCTAATAATGCCAGTTGGTATCCTTGTATTCCTTGACCGCCTCTGGAATAATTTCTATATTCGTGTTGTGGGAATTTTTGAGACAACTGAAATGTCCAGTTGTTCTTGCCTTGAGTTTCTTGTTCAATACCAGCAAAGTGACTGCACCCGATAAAGGCTACTTTTTTGGATGCAGTCGTCATATTTAGGTAATTCTATAATATCTTGGGTCGTCTCGGTCGTACTCGTCTGGTGGAGTATATTCGTGGTCTTCAACTAATGGATGTTCACGCATTTGTAACTTTCCATCTGGTCCTGTCCATTCTTCTACTGGATATCCTGCGCCGACCATTAGTCCTGCATGATTAAAATCATCTCTGCCTGACCATTCTTTAAGTAATGCTGTAATTGGTCCTGGATCAAAACATACACAATTACCTGTGTGCAGTCCTTGTTTGTTAGCTTCAAGCACCAGCATTCCCATTCCTGTTCCCATGGCAAATCTGCTGTTTTGCTCTTCTTCGCTGTCTATATCAATTTGAGTAGGATCCCAAAAATCTTCTTCTGGATAATCTGGTGTTGGATCACATGCAGCAAATATAAACAGTACTGGTGCTAATACTTGTGCATTACCTACAAACGTTGTTGGAGTTCCATCTTTGTTTGTTCTTGGCATATGCTTTAATGCATTAGCTTCATCTGGTCGTGCTGTATGAGCCCAAATTTCTTTACATTTGTCTGGATTTGTAATTGCGTATAAATCAAAATACCGTCTGCCCTGTTTAAATGGGCCACCGGTTCCAACTTTTTGTAAATGTTCGATTAGCTCTTCTGGAACTGCATCTGATTTATAATTCCTAGCGCAAATTTTTGATCTTGCTACTGCATCTAGTGTTTCTTGTAGATCTTTCATTTTGTTCCCCTTATATTATACTCTACTAAAGTGTTTAATATTTGTGTCTCGTCTTGCAACGTAGGGACACTGTTTATATTATACGTCTGATCGAGTTTGATTAGATCTTGACATTCCACTAGTTTCAAATTCGTTAATTTCTGCCATTTCTGCCAAGTAGGAATCACATGCAGCTGAATCAACAAACTTAATTACTGATTGGTATGTGCCGTCTCCGTTGTCTGTTTCTGTTAAATCTAACACTTTACCTTCTGCAACAAATCTTTCATGAATAACGATTGCTGCGTTACTGATTATTGCATCTGGGTTAACTGTACCTTCATCGTGTGCATCTGCAATCAATTCTGGGTTTACTGTTGTTGTTAAAATGTGTGCCATAGTGGTTATTCTCCTTGTTATAAATTACCAATATACGTGCCATCTGAAAGTCTTTCCAGTGGCTGAGTTTGTTAGTCTGTTTACCTTGTAACCTAAATTACTAAAGTGCTTAATTACTGCGTTCATTTGATTATCTAATGCTCTGTCAGTAATTGCGCCTTGCCACGAAGTAAAATATGTTGTACTTACAGGCGTAGGTGGCACATAGATTCCGTCAGTGAAACCTAATGCCGAGTTTGCTGTTCCTGATCCTATTTCATAAGACCAAGTACTAGATGCATCAAGTACAATATTTAAAACTAAATATCCAGCATCTTTTGATGCTGTTACACCTGTTACTGCCGCATCATTGATGTCTGCAATAACAGAATTTAAATTTGTACCAGTTGTACCTAATGTAATTGTTGTTGAATTGATAATAAGTGTATCGCCTACATTAACAGTTGGAGAATTTACTGTACCAATTTTTATTGTGATAGGAGTACATTCGGTCATTGTTGTACCATCGCCAATGTACGCTTCGTATACGCCGCTTGCACTTGTTGTTATAATAGCCTTCATGATAGCTGTACACTCGTCAAAAACAACCATATCTTGTGAGCTTTTTGCTCTTGCCTGTGCTGCGTTTAATCCTATGTTCATTTGCTCATCTCTTTGTCTACTTTTTTCTTAGCCAGCTTTGCAACTGTCTTGTCTTGCTGTTCCGGATCAGGGGCATCAACTTCGCCTTCTTTGTTGAAGAAAACTACATCATCTTTAACTGTATTTACAACGGGGACAGTGTCAAGTAAATCACGTAGTTCTTGTTCGTCGATATGCATGCCCTGAGCATCCAATGTTTTTTCTATTGTATCCAACGATAATGAAGTGGCTCCTTCTGCGGTCATTACTGACAACAGATCAATTAGAGTATGCCTTATCAAATCGTTGTATCTCATACTTTTACTTCTTTAACTGTGCAAATGCTTGTTTAAGAATAGCCGGTGATACTTTACCTTCTGCTTGTGCTTCTTTAATAGTACGTACTGCTGCCAAGTATGCATCTTCTTTCATTTCACGTCCGTCCATGTCAGAATCGGCATCCATTGCATCTGCTCCACCAAAATCGTCATCCATTGCTGGTTCGTCCATTGGTGCATCTAAACCTAGGTCGCCTTCTGGTTCACCCATTGGCATATCCATGTCTGTTGGTTCTGGTGCCATACCTTGTGCTGTTAATACTGCATTTCCAACTTGCTCATTTGCAGACTTAACTGCATCTAATGCCGAGCCAATTGCTGCTTCGGCACTTGAATTAAATGCGTCTGCTTCTGCTGTACCTACTTGTTCTTTCATTGCACTATGAATACTCATTAAGTCTTCAACTTGCATACTTGCTAAGTTTTCAGCCATTTTTTGTAAGTCATCTGCCATTTGTTTTGCTGCTAGTAAGACTTCAGCTTGATCTAAATCAGCTGATTCTTCTAGCTTCTTTTTCTCTATTGCCATGTCCATTCCTTCCGCAATTAATAGTAGCTTTTGAAAATCTTTATGAGATACGTCTTGTCCTGCATCTCTTAGACTTGTTATTTTTCTTTGTGTAGACTCTTGTATTGCTTCTAACTTAGAGCTAGGAGCATTAAAGTCTAGTTTTAAACTAAACACATCGTCAAGCACACGCTTGAGCGTTGTTAGTTTGTTTTCTTGTAATTGTTGTAATTCCATGTTAGAACCCCGTTTTCCTGTTATATTGTATTTATGCTTAGAGCAGTGATTTGATCTGTTTTTTGCAATTTGCCATTTTTTGTATTGCATTTCCTTGCTTGGCTACATATACATCTGTCTTATAACTTTCAGTTAAAGTCATTGACTTTTGTTTATACATTGCAGCCTCTGTTAGATATCCTGCATAACGCTCATCTAACTTTGCAATTTGATCTACTTTGTGTGCTGTTTTGCCAAACATCAAATGTTTAACAATTCCCATAGCACTTTCAAATAATGCTACGTCTTCGTATAGCACATTACCTTCTGAATCTTTAACATTATAGTATTTCTTTTTAACACCATCAATAACATATTTTTGCACTATCTCAACATTATAATTACCGTTGATAGTAATATTATCATTTTCTTTAAGTGCAACTGCTGTTAACATAGAAGATTCTGTATCTTCTTGTGTAATTGTTTTCTTTGTAGCGTTAGTTGTTGCTTCATCTAATTTCTGTAATATTTCATACATAGCTTTTGCATCAGAAGAAACATTCCCAGGCACTACTGATTTGTCAGCAACTACTGGAGTTGTTGGTTGTTCTGTTGCGTTTGCTAATTTATTTAATATGTCTTGCATTCCTTGAACATCGTCAGATGATGGCATTATATACTCCTCGCTTGTTTGTAATAGACTTTTTTGCCTTCTACTTGTTTCTTGACTAAATTTTTATTTACTAGACTTTGCATAAGATATACATCACGTTCAGAAAGGTCGTCTTTGCATACTCTTTCTTCCATCATGCATTCATATACTTTATTTTCTAATTTATTTACGAATGTCGGGATTCCACCTGGGCCTAAAATAGATCTCATTAGCGCCTCCCAAATGCTAGAGCTTTTAATCGCTCAATATCTGCATCTTGTTTTGCGTCAGCTTCTGCGTTTGCTCGTGCTTGGGCTTGATTTTGCTTACGTTCAATATCATCTGGATCTGCACCAGCTGATCTTATTGCGCCTTGTCCTGTTGCAACAACTCCAACGCCGCCTGCTACTTTGCCGCCAGCGGCAGTTGAATCTCTTTGTAGGTCTTGTTGATTGTTTGTATAATCGCGTTGATTATTAATATCTGCTGTTCTTTGTGCTTTAATTGCCGAAGCTGATGGTTGTTGTGTTCCAACTGTTCCATATGCTTCATCTACTGGCGCATCATAGTTAATGTTTAGTAATTCTGCAACGCCTGACATATCTCTATCTTTTATCATATCAAGCAAACCAAGTGTTTTACTAAAGTTTAGTTCTTTGAGCGATGTAGATAATAACTCTTGATCAACTTTAATATCGTGATCATTTAAAAAATCTTGTAATTTATTAATTAGGCTTGCGTTTTCCATATTATCTTCTCGCTTTATTTAATTGTCTCACAATTCTACTTTGTGGATTAACTCTTTTTGTTCTTTGTGCTTTTTTCATCATACGTGAGCCTTTTGCAGCTCGTGTCTTTCTCAAGACAAATCTCTTTTTCAAATCTATAGGTCTGCTACATTGAGCCGGAGAAGCTACAACACGACCTTTTCTAGGTCCTACTGTACATCTAAACTTAGTAGTAACACTTCTGCCTCTGCGAGCATATACTACTTTAGCTTCTGTAACAACGTTACTATACGACTCATTTAATATCATTACTGTACCAACACCTGCATTCCTTGTAAATTAAGTAATAACAATACAATCGTACTTAATAATCCTGCAATAACAGTTGCCGCTGCACCTATTACCAATTTATTACCAGAAACTTTATCAGCTGTGTTCTTATCCGACAACGCTTTGATTGAATCAGACAGATCGTCAACTTTGTTTTCTAATCTTGTAAATTTTTCTTCTAACACGCGATACCTCTCTGCACATAAGTCTACATGTGCTTCTAGGTTTTCACGCTCTAGTCTTGATTGTTGCATTGACATAATTCCCGTCCAATTCTATTTAATTACAATCTCTTAAAGAGCTGATTTCTATTATATGCATTCGTGCATATAGTACTATTTATATGTTTTCGCTAAAACTGAAGTAAGTATTACGCTTATCAACAGTATTAGTGTTTATAACATCGCCGTCTATTTCTATAGTTTCGTTTAATTGATCGTGTACTGGTACAAAATCAAAATCATGCGATAACAATGTAGTATGACCATTATTACCATACCAGGCACGATCTGTATCTGATACAAATTTTAATATCCATATTGTTTGTGTGCCAGTAATGCTTGATCCAAAATTATAATCTGTCATATTTTGTGATTCTAGCTTAACTACACTACTAATAATTGGCTGTGTTCTCAACCCAATTACCTGCATAAATGTATTTAAGTTTTGGCTTTGATAAAACTTTTTCTCATTTATTTTTGGGCTTGATACATTGGCGTCTGTAATATCTATTAGTGTGTATATTGTGTAAAAAGCCGTATTGCCGCCGATTACTTCTGATGGCCTTTGTGTTCCTGTAGAGCGCATATTATAGCTCTGTCATTTTGCCAGCTGCATATCCAGCCGCAAAAGCTGCCGCTCCTCTTGCCACTCGTTTTGCAATCTTTTTAACTTTTCCTTGTCCAACAATAAGTCCATTATTCCTAGCAAACTTCATAAACAATGGGCGCATATCACTTCTGTATGCTGATGTTTTAAAATATCTATCAAGTTGTGTAGCAACTAATGTACGCTGGTTTGTAGTTAATTTACCCCAATTTTGTGTTAAGCGTCTTGCTGCTCTTAACTTAGGATCTTGTATTGCTAATTGACCTTCTAGTCTATAGAAAAATGACTGTGCTTCACCATGTGACATATTACCATTTTGTATTTTTCTAAGAAAGCCTTTAATTTTATTGTTATCAATTTGTACTTTGCTCATTAATATTTTGTCATTTGGACTACCAATTAATCCATCTGGCTTATTTAATGTAAACAATGTTTGATATAAATCTGTTCCGCCCGGACTTGGTGCAGAAAAGCTACCTCTGGCAATTGTTGCTTTTGCATAATTGGATGCCATTGATGCTGATTCATAATCTTGACTCATTGCATATAGACTTAACATACTAACAAATGCATGATCAGTAATACTACGTGCGCCTTCACGTGATATTTGCGCTCTTGATTTGTACATACGTGCTTCGCCTAACGATTGCATAAATGGTAGAGCTTTTGAATCTTCACTCATTGTATGTCCACCTTCTAGTTCTGCCCATTGCTTTGCTGTATATTGTTTTTCATTCATTTTTTATTCTCTTTTGCTATTGCATCACATGTATCACTTGCATATGTTTTAAAATACCTAGGTGCAAATGCATGTAAAAATACTGCCCATGCTGCCTTTTCTAAACGCCAACTAATGCTACATGCATGTTTAAAGTGTTGCCAGCGTGTCATGTTTGCTTGTTCTAAATGTAACTTACATTGCTTACTATACATCTAATTATTCTTTTCCATATTAGCGGCTGTAAAGCCTGCTCTATTTACTAACTTGACATCCTTGCCAATCACATATCCTTCGCCGCCTCGCTGTCCACCTGTACTGGCTTCAATATCAGCTGGGTTGGCATCTAGTTGTGCGATAATATTATCTTTAATAGGCCCAATGCTACGCATAAATGCAAACACGGCATCTAAACCTTTTTGATGTTGCTTTAAATATTCTACAAGTCTGCCTTGTTTAGCTTTACTTACCTTAGAACCATCTGCTGTTAGCCATTGTACAAAATGCTTACTGCCAATTTTACCAGTTGATCTTGTTTTTGCTGCATTGTTCATATACATGTACAAGATATCTGGAAAGTTTTTCATTTTAAGTTCTACAGGAGGTGTTAATACTGCATCAATGTCTGCGCCTGCTTGATTAATAAAGTTTTCAAGTTCTTTTAGTTTAGCACTTTGAATGTCTGGTACATCTGTAAGTGTTTGTGGAGGCATTGCTAACAATGGACCTTCTTGGAACTTAGTCGCATCAACTGAGCTTTTGTTTCCTTCTAAGTCAATGTGTGCATGTAGCACAACACCTGTAGAACTGTTGGCAATTTTCTTGCCAATGTCACTTGCAGGATCAACTGAGTACTGTGTTGTGTTTGGTGTAAATATTAACCTGCCATCTTTTTCTTGTGGTGTTGTAAACCAAAGTAAATCACCATGTACATATCCTCTAAAGTCACTTGGTGTTGCTTGTTCAAATGCAGGCCATACACTTTTCATTTGCTTAATAAAGCCGCCGTATTCTTGTGGGTTTTTAGTGTAGCCAGGACGATTCTTTAGCATAGCTTCTAGTCCATCTGCTGATGTGGCTTTGCCGTCATATCCTTTTGCACCAAATCCACTTTTATCTGTTAATATGAACTCGCCGTTCTCATTACGACCAAATATAACCGCTGGTGAGCCGTCCCATTTGATAGTTGTATCACTTGGGTTGCTTTCTAAACTGTGTAATGATGAGATTGCTTTTTGGGCACCTGCTTTACCATTCCAAAGAATGAGGTCTTCGAGGTGTTGGATTCTGGCACTACCTGCCTTCTCTAATAATATTTCTTT